CACAAGCTAGAGAGTTACTCCCTGAACAATGTTTCAAAGCATTTTTTGAAAGATAAGAAGAATGACATGCCCGTGAAGGAGATTTTCGGGAGGTACTTGGAGGGTGACCCTGTCCGACTCGGCGAAGTTGCAGAGTACTGCTTACAGGATACTGTTTTGCCACACAAACTCCTCGACAAGTTGTGCCAAATTCAGAATCAAATTGAAATGGCCAAGGCGTGTTGGGTTCCCCTCTCTTTTTTGAGCGAAAGAGGGCAACAAATCAAGGTGTTCAGTCAGATGGCTTACAAAGCTCGCCAACTCGGATTTCTGATTCCTACATTTAAAAAATCTGGGCCTTCTCTTCCGACTGAAAAATATCAAGGGGCGACGGTGTTGGAGGCTCAGACTGGGGCGTACTATACACCAATCACCGCACTTGATTTCGCCAGTCTGTACCCTTCAATTATGTGCGCACACAACCTCTGCTACTCGACAATGGTGATGGACCCTCAGTTTGACAACTTGCCCGGAGTAGAATACGAAACATTTGGTCAACATAAATTTGCGCAAAACGTTCCGTCCCTGCTGCCAGTTATTCTTTCAGATTTGAAGGCGTATCGCAAAAAGGCTAAGAAACTTATGGCCCAAGCAGAAGGTACACCGATGGAGGCTGTGTATAACGGTCAGCAATTAGCATATAAAATATCAATGAATAGTATATATGGATTTTGCGGGGCTTCTAAAGGCATTTTACCTCTGGTTGCAATCGCCTCCACGGTTACGATGCGTGGTCGCCAAATGATCGAGGAGACGAAAAATTACGTCGAGGCGAACTTTCCGGGGGCGAATGTGCGGTACGGGGACACCGACAGCGTGATGGTTGAGTTTGATGTACAGGGCCGAAAAGGCCAGGAGGCGATTGACTACTCGTGGGAGCTCGGCGAGCAGGCAGCTGAGCAGTGTACCCGGCTTTTCAAAGCACCGAATGATCTGGAGCTCGAGAAAGTATATTTTCCTTATTTTCTGTACAGCAAAAAGCGGTATGCAGCCAAGATGTACGAGAAAAAGGGGGACAAGGTGGTTTTCAAAAAGATTGATGTCAAGGGGTTGCAGGTGGTTCGGCGGGATTCGTGTCAGTATGTTCGGGAAACACTGAAAAAGTTGTTGGAGATGATTCTTGAGAGTGATGATCCTCGACCAGTTGTTGAGTTTGCAAAGAGTTCTGCAAAGAGTTTGTTGGACGGGGAGGTTGGGATGGACAAGTTGTTGATGAGCAAACAGCTTGCGGCAAATTATAAAGTGAAAATGCCTCATGTCGAGGTTCGGGACAAGATTCGTAAAAGAGCTCCAGGGTCAGAGCCTCAACAGGGTGACCGGGTACAATTTGTGATTATTGAGGGGCGGGGGAAGATGTTTGAAAAGGCGGAGGACCCCGAGTGGGTCGCGAGCAAAAAGCTGAAAATTGATTACAAGTACTACTTTACGAATCAGTTGAAGAAACCGGTGTGCGACTTGTTGGAACCTCTTCTAGGGAGGGACACTGAGCAGATTATATTTCAGCCCAAGACTCAGAGGATTACTGATTTTTTTACAAGGGAGACTTAAAGGGCTCGCGCTCTGTTTGACCAAGTAGAAAGGATGGAGGAACAGATTCTTCAGCTCATTGAAGAGGAGGTGAACCGCAGGGTTGCTTTGCGTGTCAACAAGTCCCTTGAAGTCATCTCCAAGATGTATGAGATTCCTCTTGAGCAGTTGACCCGTGACGTGTCAGGGATTGAAGTTCGATTCTGTCAGGGCACACTCAAGAGCAAAAAGAGGTGCCTCAAGGAACCCCAGGAGAATGGATACTGCAAGTTTCACCAGTGCCAGGTCCCAGTCCTCAAGACACACACAGTCGCAACTTCAAATGTCCCAGTCTCGTGGAACTCGAATGCGACAAATACAGGCTTAAACATTTAGTTATTTAATAATACAATGAATAGATCAAGTTTACTTCTCGAGAGTCTCACCCGATTTTTCAGCGACGACAAAAACTCAGAACAACTACATGATATCCTCTCACACAGGAAGGGCATATCCCTTCGTAATTTGGAATGGTTCGTTACAAACTATTCAAAATCTCGTAATGTGACATATACAACTCCAACTGGTAAAATGTTTACAGTGCATGTCGCATACAAGTCATCCCTTGATGGATACTCGAAAAAGCTCTTTGATCCTTTTTGCAGGACTGAGCGCATTGAATTCCAGGGTGTTACTACAACTGTTGCTCAGCTCAATTTCATCAGATGGTGCATCACAAATGGAATTATTGAGCACATATTGAAAAATAAGTTTCTAGATAAACGGCAAGCGGGCGCTCCCCCCCTCAAACTCGAGGACAGTGTACCCGTAGTAAAATAAATATAAATTGTACCCCTGAGAAACCTGTGTGGCATATTGTTGATTTAAAACAATTTGAAGAGTCGTCGTCTGAGAGTTTAGCTTGGAAAAATTAATGTATCCTCCGGCATTGTATTCTTTTGGATTTAACCCGAAAGAATACATGTACATATTCTTAGCGGGTATACTCAGATTGTGCTCCATTGGCTGTTTGAACGCATAGTACAAAGACCCTTGAAACACACTTGTTATATCTGTGTTATTTAATAAAATTTTGAATGAATTGACTGGGTCGACAAAGTAAGTTGTTTGGCTTACAAACGGCAAAACGATAGATGTTTGTACATATTTAGTTGTAAATCCGTATTCGTATCTGACATCGTTGTACAGGGTCGACGTGACGGTTTCGTATTTTTTATTTCTGAAAAACCAGACGAGGAGTTGAACAGGGAAGCTGGCTGTCAACTGGAGTTGCGGTGTGAAAGAATTGAATGAAAGCACTGACTCTTTCTTCAGTCTGTTTACAATGTACCTGAGTTTCGTTGATTGATAGTACATTTTTTCCACCTGTGTCAACTTGACTTGTTCCAACACGAGGGCAGGATTAATAATATCTTGGTAAGCGACACCTCGATCATTTGAAATCCAGACCCATGGCTGAAACTGAATTCTTATATAAAAAAACTGATTTTTGAGAGCACACAGAGGAAAGTAAGGTCTCCGCAGTCTCTCTCGCCCCTTGTTGAGATGTGAATGTCTCCGGCAAAAGAAAAATTCAAGTGGTACATATACACTTACATTTGAAGTGGGGCTGAGCGAGGCTGACGACCCCCCATTCACTGCATAAAACATAGAAGTCTGCTCATCAGCATCCAAAAACGTCTGATCCTTTATAAAAAACCAGTCATCATACACGGTTTCAACAATTGTATCATTAATCATAAAATCACACTGGGCAATCAGAGCACGCCCCACTTGGTTTGTATATATGTTCGATGTGCTCGTAAGAGCAGGAAGTTGACACGTAAAGTACATATTGCAAAGCAAATCTCCAAGCTCCTTTGGTCTCAACTCTATAGTTATTGTTTGGCCAAGAAATTTTGTCCCTTGGATGGGTATGTATTGTTGATAAAGAACAAAATTGGAATGCTGAGGCCATGAGCTGTTCCAGATTGTGTCATCCTTTCCCTGTGTGTAGTTTTCTTGGGGACCAACGGCATACAAGGCGTATGAAGTGGCAGAGTTGTATCCTTTTTTATTCAAGTCTTTGTATTCGTCTTGGAAAACCTTTGCTTTTATCTGGTCGTTCAATTCACGCAAAGGGGCACCCCCTGTTAATTTTACATTTGGATTCATTTGAATTGTGACATTTGAAGTGTATGATGTTTGGTACATGACGTTTGCTCCGAGCACCTTGGCTTGGCTCAGGGGTTGTTTTACAGTTGCTGTGCAGTTGACGGGGGTGATTGTGTTGTATTCAACCTTGTCTCCTTTGAGTGTGACGTAAGAGTCGTATGTAAACTGTTCTGCAATTATTCCAGGAGCTGGTACATAGTTGACGGTTGTGACGTTACTGCTCAGGAGACCAGGAAGACCAGTCACAGTCCAATCAGATCCAAAACCAAGCGGAACACTCGACCCCTTTAAATAAAACACAAGTCGACCATTTGTCACGTAGTAAAACCCTGTCAACAGACCTATTGTTGAGTTTGTTGTGAGTGAAGTTGAGGTTGGCGGGTACAAGATGGCTCCGATAACCCCCTGGACACCTTGTAAATTTTGTTCAGTATCCGTCTGACATGTAAAAGACCACAGATATGATTCTGAATTTGCTTCCCCAATTTGTAAAACGCCCTCCTTGTTTGTCGCCCCTGTCACGACAATGTTTCCGGCAACCCCCGTCATACCAATCACACTCCACCCCGGTCCGACAGGAACCAAATCCTTTGAATTCATGAGGGGCCACGCTGTGCTCACATAAAAAGTAATTACATTCATAGAAGTTGCTTTGTAGACGCCACTCACCTGAACAGGTGTCAAGACTACATTTTGTTGTACTTGAGGAGGAGGGGGGCCCGGAGGTGTCTGCACGGTTTCTATGCCTTTTTTGGTAACAGCCTGTGCTGTCCCCCGTATCTTTGCCTGTATGGCCCTTTCTTGTGTGACCAACCTGTCTTGAACTATACGCTCATACTCGACTAGTTTTTGAAGTTTTGACAAAGGACCTAAATCCATACTACAAATCACTTAGGTTATTTTTCCACATCTGTAGCACGCTCGTTGCTTTGAGCGTCTCCAAGTCCCTCCTCCGCCGTGCATCGAGTTCAATAAGTTTTTGAACCTCCTCTTGTGTGTAGTTGTACGTCTTAATGTCAAGCAATTTAGGAACGTAATCCTCCTCAAACTTTCGCTTACGAAGCTGACTCTTGACTTGCTCCAGTGGCTCATTCAGCACCTTGATTTGACCGCTGATAACTCCTGTAATAAACTCCTTCTTTGTCCGGATCCACTCAATTTCACTTTCTAATTGGTAAATCAAATGAGACTTGCGCTTCCTGTACAAGTTTACACGCAGATCAATGTAGTCGACCAAAATCTCCTCTGGACTTGCGTACTTTTTCACGGAGCCATCCGGTCCAATCAGATGCATGTTGCTCGTGTGAATCGTCTTGGAGAGCCCGAGATCCTTCACAGGGTCATCCCCTTGGTACCCCCAGACCCGAAAGTCCGCCTTCGTCTCCGATGAATAATTTTCATATTTCTGGATTGTATTTTTCTCGATGAGTTGTTCGAGGTGTTCCTTAAAGTCTTGTGTCCACTTTCCTGGTGGCAGTTCGGTGATGTGCAGTTGTGAGCCCTCTTTCTCGAAGGTTCCCGTGAGGACCCAGGTGTGGTCCTTGGTCTTTGTAGTTGTCCCCTTGAACCCTTTGAAGAATGGCTTCATAGGGACCATCGGAACCTGTTCGATGGCACAGAGTATGTTGTGCTTGACCGCCTCCGGGTCAAACGGAGGAACATAAGAGCTGAAACCCGTGCCAATGCCCTCCGCCCCATTCATAAGTATCATAGGGAGGACAGGCACATAAAACTCAGGCTCCACCTGCTGACCATCATCAACAACATACTTTAGAACCTCGTTGTCCGATGAATCAAACACCTTTTTCGTATAAGGAGCAAGACGAGTGAAAATGTACCTAGAACTCGCAGCATCCTTGCCACCCGCAAGCCGTGTACCAAACTGCCCACTTGGCTCGAGCAAATTAAAATTATTTGAGCCTACGAAATTTTGTGCGAGGTTGATGATTGTTCCCTGGAGGCTGGCTTCACCGTGGTGGTACGCGGTGTGTTCAGCCACATAACCGGCGAGTTGAGCCACCTTCATATCCTGGTTTAAATTCCTTTTTAGGGCTGCATAGATGACCTTTCTTTGGCTTGGTTTCAGCCCATCTGCCACGTGTGGGATGCTCCTCTTGATATCCTCGGCACTGAAGTTTGCAAGATCTCTGTGCACAAAGTCAGTCACCGACACTGATTTTACGTGTCCATAAGGAATAGTCTTGGGGGGATTCGCCATGTGTTGCACAAGCCACTCCTTCCTCTCATCACTGAGCGCCTTACTGAAAGCCAGTGTCATAGACTCATCCAATTTTGAATCAGAATTGAAAATGACAGTGAGCCTATCTATCTGCTTGAAGTACTCTTTGGCCTCTGCAGAGGTGGATGTCCCCAGGCCCTTGTAGTATTTCACGGCAGTTCCTGAAGGGTTCTGTCTAAACTCCTCTTCAGTAAAGTACCAGTTTTTACCACACTTGATCACAGGGGTCACCAGGCTCACCAGAAAGCCCAGTTCAATAAGCTTCGTCCAATATACGTGAATCATATTCAGGACAAGACCTTTGATGTGGCTTCCGTCAAGGTCGGCGTCAGTCATAATCATCAGGCGGCCGTACCGCAATTCTCTTAGTGAATTATAGACCTTGCCATGTTGGAGCCCTATAATCTTCTTGATGCTGGAAAATTCCTCATTTTCAGTGACTTGTTTTATCGAAGCGTCCCTAACATTTCGAGGTTTACCCCGGAGTGGGAACACGCCAAACTTATCGCGGCCCACAACGCTCAGCCCGGCAACGGCAAGGGCTTTCGCCGAGTCACCCTCGGTAACAATAAGGGTGCACTCAGCACTGCGGTGCGTGCCGGCCCAATTCGCATCGTCAAGCTTCGGAATCCCAGTAATTCTGCCTTTTTTGCTCCCGTCTGTCTTTTTGAGCTCCTTGTCAACCACGGACACACCCTTAGAAACAAGGTCGTCCAAAACGCCCGAGGAGAATACATCCTTGATGAATTTTGGTGGAAAATTGGGTGCATCGGAAATTTTTGAAGTGCATTCCGCCTTGGTTTGACTGCTGAATGTGGGGTTGATGATGACTGCCCGGACAAACACAAATAGGGACGACTTGATTTGTGCCGGCTTGAGTGTGGAACACCTCTTGTCCTTGGAAATCTGCTCAACCAGTGTCTTGACCACCTTGTCAACATGGGTTCCCCCTTTTGAAGTACAAATTCCGTTGACCCACGAGCACTGCTGGAAACCGCCGCTCGTCGAGTGCCCGACAACAATGTCCATCACAGTAGGTCCCTCCAAAGTGATGTGTGTAGACCCATAAGCAACAAGCCCATACATCTTTGCGTACTCCTCAATTTTTGAAACTTCAAGTAACTTTCGATTAAAGTAGACTTGGGCCTTTGGACACCAGAGGGCGGCATCCCACGTGCGTTTCTCAACAATCTTTTGGAAATCACCGGGGGCCCCCCCAAACCGAGACCAATCAGGTGAAAAGTTCACCTTGACATAAGGAACACGGGAAACATCAGTAATTACGGCAGGTTCCATCTTGCTCATGTTGTTGGTCCAGATCTGCTCATAGACCTTCTTCCCATCACTAATTTCAATTTTGAATTTAGAACTGAAAACGTTGGCGAGTTTGGCGCCATACCCATTCCTGCCACCGGTGACACGCTGCTCGTTGTCGTTATAGTTGGAACTGGTCAGCAGGTGGCCGAAGATGAGCTCTGGATTCCAGATGTTTTCTGTTGGGTGTTTCTTGATTGGAATTCCTACACCTGCGTTGTACACAGTAACAGACTTGTCCGGTTCTATATTGACTTCAATACAGGCGACTTTTTTGGGACTCAGGGAGTATTGGTCAATCGCGTTTACGAGAATTTCATCAAATATCTTCACCAGGCCAGGAGATACCACACATACAGAAGGTTGAAAATTGCTGGCAACTCGGGTCCATTGAGTTGTGGACTCGGGGGCCAGGGATCCGACATAGGTGTCCGGGCGCTTAAGGATGTGTTCAACATGAGTAAGTCGCTCATAGCTCATACACTAAAAGGTACTCCTTTTTTTAAGCCGCGTTAGACCAGTTCACAGGAGAAAAGGCGTGGTCATAAAAGCCACCATACTGTAGGTACAAATGGGCAATTATATATATAATAACATTCGCTAAGTTTCCAAGTACACTCTTGTCCCCGTGTTGTAAACTTATGGAAACTTCTGCAACTGTTCCCAAGACTATAAAAATTAAGAGTTCAACAGGGAATCTTGCAAAACGCATGTCTGCGGGGGAAGGTGGTGAGACACCTGCTTTGTATGCGAGGAACCCACCTCCAAGTAGAGCACACGCAGCAAGAATAATTCCCACGGGTAATAGAATTTTGTACTCCTTGCCTTCATTTCCCGTCCTTTCTTTTCCTCCTGACATTAGTGCGTAGTACCCTGAAAACTCACGAGCCACGGCATAGAAGAAAAAGAATAAAAAGGTTATGAAAAGTGCACTTTGCCATTCTCCTTTTCTGTTGAATGCGATGAATGCTGAACTGAGAGCCATTACAAATGCAAAAAACAGACACCCCAAGAAGAATGACCGTGGATTCTTTTCAACAAATTCCTTGTGACCGTTGATGGCACTTAGAGTCACAAGAGTCAACACGAGCAAAATCTTTCCTGTATACACAGCGTTATGAAAGTAATGTTCCCAGTCAACTTTGTCAGCCATATTACTTTATTATCAGAAAATAAAATGCAATGACAAGTCCAAGAATGATGAGTGTATTTTCAATTGGAAATTGTTCTTCGTAGTTTGATCTTTCATTCCAGTAGATGAATGCGTCCCTGAGGCTGACGATCGGCTTACCTATTTTCATGTTGACTATGTTGTGAACTGTGACTGACCAGGCGAACAAGTCCCTTCCAGAGCTCAGGTGGTTTTCTACTGGGAATTGGTCAAGGACCTCCTGGAAGTGCATCCGGCACGCTGGGCACGGAAGAATCATAGTGTAGCTTTTGACGAAGTTTGTATATGCAACCTTGTGCTCATCTGTCAAAACAGGGGGGGCGACAAGACAGGCTATATGAAGTGTGCCCCAAAAATAAGGACCCCAAGTCATCATCTATTCATTACAAGGAAAAAAATATTTGTTTTTATTATATGGCCGAACGCGCTGCCACCACTGTTAATTTTAACAACCCACCCCCTCGTAATAATAATAATGAATATACAGAGTATGCACGGACAAAGTCAAGAGATCCATACATAAGACATTTGATAAGAAAAAATATTAGAAATGAATATGCACAACGGAGGGGTGTTAATCAAAATTATTTAAATAATCTTATAAGAAGGAGAGATGCGACCAAGGTAAACTTGACGAAGGCTATAATGGAAGAAAGAGCGGAAACGACAAGACTCAGAAACGATCATAAAAAAGCGATTGAAACGTGGGCAAGAGCTGCTGTCCAACTAAATTCTTTCCCACCAACAAACAGGCAATACAATGCATACAAAAAATTCAGACAGTACTATATTTCTGAACTGAACAAGGCGATAAGATACCAAGTTGTAAATGAAAGAAAATATAGGACTATTGGAGCTAAATTATCTGGTTTAGGGTACAAATTAGGAAGTACAATTACCAACTTTGGAAAGGAAAGAAAAGCAAATCTTACGAGACTAAGAAAATTAAAAGAAGGTGCTGGTATCTTAGGAAGGAGGATTGGTCTTGGTCTAAGAAGTAGAGGAAAAATACCAGCACAAATCTTTTCAAGAACAACACCTGCAAGATCATTATTTAATTTAGAGTTGAAAGAACAAGCTCTTTCAAAAAAGGTTCAGAATCTGAAAAATAAAAGAGATCTTAGAACACAAATAAGAACTATACAAAATAATTTAAAAAATTATAATCGCACATGGAACACAAATGCAGCCACGCTAGAAAATCTAAAAAGGACACTAGAAAATGTAACACGAAGACAAGCAGAAGCAAAAAGAAAAGTTGAACGAACAAACACTAGACTTATTCAATTAGGACAAACAGTAGCAGAAGCAGAAGCAGCAAACGCAGCGCCACCTCCATAAATATTCTAGACAAGTAGTATGGAAGTAAACTGGAGTTATATATGGGCATCTATGTTTATAAATTTTCTCATGGTTTACATTGTTCCAAAGTTTATTACAAAGCCTACAGGTGTAAAAGTCATTGACGATGCAGTTTTATTTTTAAATTCAGAAAAGTCTTTTATGGTTTCTTCCACATTGATTGTTGGTCTTACAGTGTATCTGGCACACTATTGGGTAGACTCACAGACCACCCAGACTCCAGCCCCGCCCCTCAAGCCAGGAAAATTTTAAATATTTTATAATATAAATGAGTGCAACTGCGAATCAGCAACTTTCTGGTATGACTACCAGTGTAAACTATGCCACCAATGGTATTAAGAATGTAAAGGCTGCAGAGAATCAGATGAATATGGGCGCGAGAAATCTGACATTAAATAGAGTTAATAATGCAAACAAAAATGCAATGAATGCGACAAAGAATCTGAACACGGCGAGTGCCATGTTTAACAGAGCGGCAACCAACCTGAACAAGTTTAAGAAGCAGCAGAATGCAAACTACGGTGCTGTCCAGCGCGTGTTCAAGGAGGCGGCCGAGTCAGCTGAAAAGGCCCACCTTATCCGTGCAGTCGCCAAGGCAATTCAGGGGGTCCGCATGATGGGCGCCAACGCCGCTAAAAACTTCCCAGCCGTGCCCCAGACTCCAAATCAGTCATAATTTTCCTGGTATGTGTGTGTTCCCAAACCTTGACACGCCTCTCGTAACAGTCCTTCATATGAGCAACTAGATCCTGATAACTCGGGTGACCCCACTCGTGGTCAGCCTTGAATAAAAAGTCATCAAAGCCTATGCGCCCCTTTGTGCACTTGACGACCCAGGGCGTCCGCACATACTCCTTCAGACCCCCGTAATCTGTTATTATAACAGGCTTGGACCGAAGAGCAGCCTCGACAGCCCCCATACCGACACCCTCGGAGTGGGAGCAGTTGATATAACAATCTCCTTTCTTGTGTATATTCTCCATCTGATCCAAACTCAACAAACCATTAATCACCACCACTCCAGGCATTTCCAATTTAAATTCAGAATTGCATGTAGCCTTCACAAGTAGAATAGCATCTTCAAATTTACACTCGGTAAAGGCACTCAAAAGAGACCTGAAGTTTTTACGAGGATCCATCACATTACCTATAGTATAAAACACATATGGACCTTTGACTGTAGGACCGTAGTGTATGCTCGGAGGTGGAGCATACAGATGCAACACTTTCCAATTTGTATTCGGAAATTGACGAGAGAAAACCTCTCGACAAAACTCGGACGCAACATACACCTCTTTGTACTTGTCAGATATCATCCCATAAGCATCATTCACAGGCTCAGTCTCACATATTGTCATCACCTTCATCTCCCTGCAAAAATTAGAATATTTATCAACCAACTCTATATTTTCTTTAAATGGGAGAATAAATGCAAAACCTTTATCATATTGTTTGTCTGCAGGGGGTTGACCAAATTCTACATATTCACTGTTCAGCAAGTCTGCGTATCTTTTAGTGACTTGTCCTATCCCTGACAATAAACGCGGACCTACAAAGAGCCAGCTCATATTTGATATGAAAATTGTATCTTTAATTAAACTGTACCCTAGCATGGAAAGGTCGTCCGTTGAGGTTGAGTCTGACGTCTTCCTCGTCCCCCTCCTCGGGTACTCGTGATACAGTCCTGTGAATTGTGTGTCCGCCAGTGATCCACAAGAATCCTCCCCTGTATGTGTACAGGATATCCACTGTGTTCCCCACAAGCAACCCTGGTTCCTCCACATACGGCGAGGCCAAGGTCATCACCGGAGTCTCCGTTACAGTCTGATGCGTATCATCTGCCCATATCTTTGCAGATTTTGGGTCGTGGAATGCCAGACTTCCAACGAGCCAGACTGAGTGAAGGGGGTGGATGGGTGTCGGAACAAGTGTTGGTCCAATTGCATCGTACGCCTCGTCGTACTCGCGGACAGACGGAGCAGATTCGAGCAACATGGGGTCATTCTCATTCAAGTTTCTCACTTCAAGAAAAGTCACCTTCATACCTTTACTGGTTTAGTCATCTTTATGCCTCCAACATCGCCCACCTCCATTCACCCACACACCACACGGCTTCCCACTCTTACAAGGGGCTCCACAATTCTGAATCTTTTTCAGAAATTCAAAATCTTCTTCCATCTTTTTCACTTTTTCGGGATCAATTGTCACTTTCATCCCGAGAGAGTCTGCGATTTTTTGCCAGTAGTGTGGGTCCATACTTTAACTCTTTAGAACTTCTGTCTTTATATCAGGTCGTGAACAACCATAGCCGTCACGAGGTCTTTGAATTTTATTTCCGGAATCCAATTGAGGTCTTGGTATGCCTTTCTTGGGTCGGCAACAAGCACATCCACCTCTGCCGGTCTGTAAAACTCTGGATTCACCTTGACAACCACCTCTCCACTTGAATTTACAAATTCCTCTTCTGTGCCCGTGCCTTGCCACGTCCCTGTCATTCCCATGACAGATGTTGCCGTCTCGATAAATTCTCGGATAGAATGGGTCTCGCCTGTTCCGATGACATAGTCATCAGGTGTTTCTCTTTGGAGCATGAGCCACATGGCCCGGACATAATCCTTGGCGTGTCCCCAGTCTCTTTTTGCATCCAAGTTTCCAAGTTCAATTGGCTTTTTCGTCTTGATCCACCCGGCCAGACCCTTGGTAATCTTCCGAGTCACAAAGTCCTCCCCCCTCCTTTCTGATTCGTGATTGAAAAGTATACCCGTGCACGCATACATACCGTAGGACTCGCGGTAGTTTTTAGTGAACCAATACGCACACAACTTGGAGACACCATACGGACTCCGAGGATAAAAGGGAGTACACTCATTCTGAACCGACTCCTGAATCTTACCAAACATCTCTGACGTCCCCGCTTGATAGAATTTGAATTTAGAAAGTGAATTAGTTTGCCGGATAGCCTCCAAGATGCGGAGCGTCCCGAGGGCATCCACATTGGCAGTAAACTCAGGTTGGTCAAACGAAATCTTCACATGGGACTGAGCCCCCAAATTGTAAACCTCAATCAATTCATATGTGGAATTTAGAGAATCAATTATAGAACGGATCCGAGACGTGTCTGTCAGGTCCCCTTCTATCAAATTGAATTCAGAATTAGAAAGTACATTTACTAGACGTTCAGTCTTTTTCTCTGAACAGTAACGAGCCAAACCATATACAGTGTACTGTTTACTAAGCAAAAGCTCAGCTAAATAAGACCCATCTTGTCCAGTCACGCCGGTAATCAAAGCCGCCTTCATAACACTTACATACACAATTTCTTTACTTGATAAACTAACATTTTTGCTCTTAACAATTCGTGAAAGTCAGGGTCCTGCAAAAAACACAAAGTGAAATATTTCGCCTTGTGGTCCATGTGCGGTATCTGAATTATCCACGCAAGACACCAGTTGATCAAGTGGAACATACCCTAATAAAGGTTTACTTATTTATCTGACTATGTTGGCTGTGCGACCTGTCCTCGTCTTGAAGGACCTCAACAAGGAAAAACCCAAGCGCAAGGAAAACAAAAAAAGAAATATTTACAAGATAAAGTTGGTCGAGCAGGAGGCAAAGGAGGAGATGCGTGATTTTTGGAAAGAGTCTCAGAAAAATGCTGAATACACATTGTATGAAATTATCACTTAAAAGTCAAATTCTGGAGTGCATTTCTGTACGCGAGTGATAGTTGATCGTATTTTCCGCTGAGTCCCTTGGTTGCAAAGCTTGGGTCTTGATTCTCGAGAATCTTTCTGTCTTGATTGACAATTTCTTTGCCCATCATGACAAAAATGTCAGAAGGAACCCCGAGGTTGTTTGCAAAGGCTACAAACATTTTTGTTTTTAAATCTGAAATTGGGCAGAGGGTCACGTAGGTCATTAGTTTCTTTCCCGACTCGAGGATAACCTCTGACCAGGTTGTGTACGGCAGCTCAAACGCGTGAAAATTCTTTGTGTTTCTGGCACCGAAGAGGCTGGTTGTGAATGCATATTTGTTTGGCACGTATCCGAATGTGATTGTGTTCCATCCGTGTACAACATCTGTTGGCTCTTCATCTTCAGTACCGAAACCAAGACCGTTGGCGTGGACCCACGAGGCGTGTGCCGGGTCAATTCCATTTTCAATTATAAGTTGGGCGCACTGGTTAATCTCTGTATCAAACCAAGCTGTGTTGTACGAGGCATCATCTTGGTATGGAACAGAAGGGGGGCCGTGAGTTCCCGCCAAACCACGGGGGCGGATCCACAGGAGCCCATCTTGCTCAAGGGTATCAAAATCGTTTGACATCTGTTCAGAAGTTTCCGACCAGGGCTGC